TGTAGGAATCTAGCCGAGGCATTGAATGATGCAGGTTATGATATGAAGAAGACCATCAAGCAGGAAGTAGACATCCCGTGGTCTGACGATCTGGTGAAGAAGTTCCTATGGCGGCCTATCCAAAAGGCCGTTACTGGTAAAGACTCCACTGCTCATATCAAGAAGGAGCAGTACAACGAGGTCTATCAGGTTCTAAACCGTCACCTGTCAGATAAGTTTGGCGTGTCAGTTGAATTCCCACAGGCCGAGCCATGATATTCACTGACTTTCAATCTGCGCTAGAGGAGGCTTCTTGGTGTGCTAACGAAGAGAAGCGTAAGTATATTCTTAAATTCAAGAACAACAGTTACGAGGTGATTCCTAAGTACCGAAAGGGAGTCAAGAGATACAGACACATCGAGGTTGGTTTCAAGAGGAATGGAAATGGTTGAGAATATGATGGAGGTCATTCACCAAGCCAATGACGAACTACAGATGGGCTTGGACAAACTAGACGACAAGCAGTTGAAAGAGACATACAATGCCTTGGTGGCTTTGCAAATAGAGTTACACCGAAGATACACATCACACTATACCAAGAGGCTAGGACTGTATGGAGAAGGAATACTATAGCGTTCCGTTTGACGTTCGTCAGATAACAAAGGTCTATCCTGTGACGCAGAAGAACTTTAGCGTTGCTCTTATCAAAGCAAGGTATGACCGGATGGATGACAAGACTCAACGTAGAGCAGAGAAGACATTACTCAGTCTCAAGGATGGTAGGTTTTGGCAGTAAAACGAGCAGCGCCAAGAAGAGCCAAGAGAAAGACTAAGCCTAAGACTAAGACATCTGCCCAGTTAAAGCAGGAGTGCTACAAAGCTGTACAAAAATTAGCCAGATTGGCAGCATCGGACGACCAAGGATACTGTTCTTGTGTATCCTGTGGAGTGACTAAGCATTATAAAGATATGCAAGGCGGTCATTTCATACCGAAAGGCAACTCCTCCTACTGGGCTTTAGAGATAGAGAATGTCCACCCTCAGTGTCCTGCTTGTAATATGTGGGGGATGTCTCACGGTTCAGCAGCGCAGTCTTATACTCTGTTTATGGAAGATATGTACGGAAGACCGTACGTTGAGGAGATGATCTACAAGAAGTCTACTCCTGTTAAGAGGTACAAGGCAGACTACGAAGACCTCTTAGCTCAGTTCCAAGAGCTAATTGATTACCACGAGAAGAGAATATGCTCGTAACTCTTAACCAAAAGGAACAAGCCTACTGCCAAAAGATAGGAGCTGACAGGTATAACCTATCCCGAAAGCAGGGTCTTAAGCAGTTGAGGATAGACGACTCACAACTGGATGTAGAAACCCTTGGAGTTCAAGGAGAGTTGGTGTTTGCCAAAGTGTTTGGGTTTCCCTACCCAACGGCAGAAGGCGCAGACGGAGGGGTAGACTTCCAAGAGGATGACCTGACCATCGATGTTAAGGCTGCGTCACAGGAACACTACAACTTAATCTTCAGAAGTTTAGAGTCGTTCAAGTCAAAGATTGCCGTCCTAGTGGTGAAGGTTTCCGAGGATGTGTTTAAGATAGTAGGGATGATTTCGCGAGAGAAGTTTATCAAGACCTGCAAGCCGATGAGTCATAGGCCGTCAAGCTCAGTGGTTAATCAAGAAGGTTTATTCCCACTTAAAATTCTGTGGGACGAGATAGGAAAACGGAGATTTAAATGACACAGGTAATTAACATCTATCCCGTCTCTGTAGAGGAGGTCAACGACTGGTTGGTTGACGCTATACAAAGGGCGGAAGGGCATGACCAGAACGTCATAGGCACTATTGGGATTATGCTAGAAGACTTCAGTGGGTTTATTCATACAGACCAGAAGCTAAAGAAACAGTTCTTAGAATACCTAGATACCATCGAGGCAGAAGAGGAGATGCTGCATTGAAATCAACAGACTATCAAGTAGCAGGTAGCCACTACCAGAAGCTGACGATTCAGCCAATAGACTATATCTTGGCGAACAAGCTGCCTTTTGCTGAGGGCTGTATTGTGAAGTACATCTCGCGATGGAGAGACAAGGGAGGAGTAGACGACCTGAGGAAGATCAAACAGTTTTGCGAGTTCTTGATTGAGGAGGAGTTAAAAAAAACGCCCCTCACCACGATGGATGAGAGGCGCTTACCAAGGGGTTAGTCTTCTAGTATATCGCTTCTTCTTCGAACATCTCTTGCGCCAAGGAAAGTGTCTTGTATGAACTTTCCATACGGCGGCAGCCTTTTAATAATCTCCGAAGTTTGCGGGTCAAACTTGCCATCGTATATTGCCTGAAACTCTTCCTTCAAACCGTCAAGCAAAGTGATAGGCGGCATTACCGCCTCACCGATAGCAGCTCCGAACTGTCCTTTCTTCAGGCGGTTTTCTACAACCCATTGAGAAGTACCCATTAACTTAATGGCATTGATAGCCATTTGGTCAGGGATGTCGTCAATACTTATCTCGTCTCCGCGACTAATAAAGTCTTTAACTTCTTGCACTGTTGCGCCAGAAGCCGGAAGGATTGTGGCGTAAGCAATAAACTTCTTCATGCCTTCTACTGGGTTGCCGTCAGTAAGCTCGTGAATAATTTCTCTACGCATTACGTCAAATTGCTTAATGGTAAACGACTTGAGCGTGTAGAATAATCTACCATTGTTTGCTTGCAGATACTTAAGCGGCATCTCGGACAATGAAATTGGCTGAAAGTTTGACAGCTCAGAAAACGCAAGCATCTTTACATTCTCTGTTATGTTACCCGCCCTTAAGTCAGACATCAGCATATCAAACTCATCAGCAAACAATGTTCCGAATCGCTTGCGTAATTTTTGCACTCCTTTATCTGTTCGCGCTAACTTTTGAAAGTTGTTGTAAGCAGCGTTGACTAAAGTTTCTTTGCCTAGCTTGTCGATTGCCTTAAATCCACTCCATGTGAAAGTAAAGTCTAAAGCCTTAGCCATCTTGCCCACTGTGCCAATCTCAGCAGAGATAAGTTGATCCGACAAAAGGTCTTCTAATTTAATCTTTGGCCTACTGACAACAGCTTTTAGTGTAGGAAGCAATCCATTTGCAAAGACGGACATACCAAGATCAGCAACCTGCGTAAGAGCAGACAAAGGATTCGCCAGAGTCATCTGATAAATCAAGCTCTTGGTAAAGTTTGCAGCAGCTCCAGTCTGCCTTTCTCCCATTCCAAACCTAGCCTCAAGCAGCTCTTTAAGTTTGGCAAAATCTTTAGGAGACATTCTGTTTGCGGCAATCTCTTGCGCTACAAGTTTATCTACCGAGTCAGGCAGGTCGATGCTTTTAATTCCTTTTTGAGTTGCAGCCTCTCCAAAGAATTTTCTTTTTTGCACACGAGCTACAGAGTCAACGATATGCTCAACCAATGCCTCATGCGGAGACTTGTACTGCTCAATGATCTTGTCATCAAGGAATACCCTTCGCGACATACTTGCCAAAGATTTTTCTGACAGCTTGCTGCCGCCTGTCTGCTTTAAAGCTTTAATAATCACAGCCTCAGCTTCTGACTCTGGCAAAGCATTAACGTCTCGCAGCCCTAGTTTTTTTGCTCTTGCCTCAAGCGACCGCTCGATTGGCTGCTTGTATTCTTTCCCAACAGACTCAAGAAAATCTTTATAGCTTCTTACCTTAAGAGGAAAGTAATTTTCTATCTCATTAAACTGATAACCTGCTTCTGACAAATCGTTTTTAACTTGCTTAAGAAGCTGTTGAGTGTCATCAATTATTTTCGAAGCAGAAGAATCATACCTAGACAGTATAGCTTGTGCTCCATTAAAGTCTTCGCTTCCTAAATGTCTATTGACTTGGTTCATTACACTGGAAGGTAATGATTTCATTAGCTTAACAAAAGGCTCTGCGAGTTTTAAATATTTAGAACTTTGAACGCCAACTGCTGCATCGTGTTTTTTTAATCTTCCACCTATGATTGGATTGATTCTTGATACATCAGTAGACACGACCCCAACAAAATCTCTTAACCCTTTGACTACAATGTTAGATGCAGTAAATGGATTCAAGGCATTTGCTTCGTCTGTCATAGTAGACATTGCGCTTTGCTTGCTTTGCGGCAAGCGAACTTTATAGTCAGACTGAACCTGTAATTCTTTTAGGTCGTCAAGACTTAAACCTGTACGCTGCTGAATGATCGGCAGAAGCTCGTCAAATGTTGGAGGCACTGCGTCATCCGCAATCTTAGACACCTCTTCATTCATAATTGCCTGTATCTCAAGCATCTTTTCATTAGCTTTGGATTGGACAGAGGGAGACGACCTGCCCACCAAAGCTTTTTTAACTCCCTGCCCAAGCAGATTCAAACCTTTGGCTGTTGCGGGTGTAGCAATAGCAGAGATTCCAGACACCATAGCTACTTGCTTAGGGTCTATCTTTGCCGTATTGGCTAGTTGATCCAGTGCGTTGTACTCTGCGCCAAACCCTGCTCCTAATGCAGCAAGTCCTTTATAGCCAAGCTTTGCAACGCTTCCTCCAATTAAAGTTGTTGGAGAAAATAATACTCCCGCAAAAGAGCCTAACCCTTCAGACCATCCACCGCTATCTTCACTGCGAGACAATACAGGATAATCTTTGGCAAGCTGTTGTTGATCCATCCTTGCAAGGACGGCAGCTTTAACTTCATCTGAAGCATTAACAAACTTTTCTCCGTATGCTTCTTCGGCAGGTATGTAGTTAAACCCATCAATCTTGCCTAGACCTGCTTTGACTTGCAATGTTCTGTACAGCAAGCCAACGTCTGATTTTGTTTTGTCAAAACCATAGGCAAATCTCCGCACATTGCTTACGTCTTCTGCTTCTATTTCTTCAGGCACAGGTTGTTTGTTAAGATCGCCAAAAGCAATCTGCCTTCCTTCTTCAGACATAGCTTCAACATTGCGAGACGCAAGCGCAGCCAAATCTTCTTTGCTAAGTAGTGTTAAGTCAGGCATATAAACCTCTAATCAAAGACCTGTCCCGCAAGTCTGGCGGCTTCGCTAAGTACGGCTTGTTCTAGTTTGTTCAGTTGATTCACTACAACTCTTCGGCTTGGTGGGGATAATTTTCCAAGCTTTGATTTCATTTCCTCAATGTTATCTTTTGCTTGCTGAATATTTCTTGCTATATCTTCACCTTGCTCGCGGCTTGATGCTTGGCCTTCAACTAAATTGCCTACAATCTTGGCTGTAGAATTTAATATCTTATCTAATCCCGCGTCTCTTGCCTGTTTAAGATTGTCTACAGATGACAGGGCAGTGGATAATGCGCTGAAGCTATCAACAATTACTTTCTGAGCTACTGGTATATTTCTTGCCACAGTAGACAGGGCAGGGAAGTTTAATCCTTCTACTGCTTTCAAGTAATCTGACGCGCTTGCTCCACCTTCCGTTTCTGCTGAAGACCCTCCTCGCCCACTAAAGTCGAAAGACCTTCTGACTGCTTCGCGGAAAGGAACTGTCTCGCGAGTAGCAGGTTGAGCAGGAGTTTCTGTTCCGTCAGTTGTGGTTGCAGCATCTAGTTGCTGTTGCAATGCAGAAGCTTCTGCAAAAATTGAATCAACCTCCTCATTGAATCCTGCAATACTTAAGCCGCTATCAGGCTGAGGCTGACCAAGGTTAATGTTTTGAGGCGAAACACTTGGGATATTTCCGGTGGCTATATTGAAAGACCTTTGCATTTGCTCGTCTGCGCCAAGACCTCCGCTTGCAAGTACGGCTCTAGCTCCTCCATTTGGCAAGCTAG